TCAACTGTTGGTCCTATATCAAGTTCTGCACAGTGGTCTGAAGTAGGAAATAATTTTTCCTATCTTTTTACTAGCGGCGGAGGATCGTGGAATTCATTATTTAAAACTACTCAAAGTTTTGATTATACAGCAAATAAAGATGTTAATATAAATGTAACTCCTATATTAAGCAGATGGTTTAGTGGTTCACTAAATTACGGAATGATATTAAAACATTCATCATCAATAGAATTAAATACTGGATCATATATAGATCTAAAATTCTTTTCGGTTGATACACATACTATATACCCGCCTTGTTTAGAATTTAAATGGGATGATTCAAGCTACAGCACTGGTAGTAATACTAATGGTACTATAACAAGTGATAACTTTGTATTAAATGTAGGTAATAATATAGGTGAATTTAAACAAGATAATAACTATAGATTTAGATTAAAAGCAAAAGATAAATTCCCAACAAGGCAATTTACAACATCTTCTATATATCTAAATTGGAAATATTTACCTTCAGCATCATACTGGGGAGTACAAGACTATAAAACAACAGAAATGGTTATTGATTTTGATAATAACTATACTAAGGTTAGCGCTGATACTACTGGTAATTACTTTACAGTATATATGAATGGACTAGAACCTGAAAGAACTTATAAATTATTAGTAAAAACAGTATTGCCTAGCTCAGAACAGGTAGTTATAGATAACGACGTTTTATTTAAAATAGTAAGATAATGTCACAAGAACTAAATCTCTATAGAGAAGTATACGGTCAAAATACCTATACTAGAGTTGTTGATACAGAATTTAAACAACTAATAGATCCGATTGAAACCGATGTTATTCAAGATATAACAGTAGAAGAGTTTTTCAATCTTTATGAAAGCCTATTCTTTGAAATCCCTATTAATGGTGATGTAAATACTCACGAATACCTAGTAAGAAGAAGTACTGAATACCTAGGAGGATCAGTAATATCTGATAATGAAAAAGCATTATTGGAAGAAATTAATAGTTTAAGACAGCAATTATTAGATACTAATTCAAGTCTAATCGATATATCTAAATTAACATAATGGAAATAACAAATATAAATTATCTAGGTTCTAATGCGGAATTTCAAGAATATAACAATAAAGATACTTCTTTAATTAGTAGTAATATTATATCTAGAAATTTCGGTGAATTAGATGATTATATAGAATATTTTATTAGTGATTTAAATAATAATCTATTAACATCAAACTATAATGTTACTTCTTATTCTATTAAGAATACTGATGCCGTTAATACATCTGGAAATATAGTATTATTAAATCCAGATAAAGATGTACAAAATGAAGGATATGATAGAGGTGCAGTAAATATTACATATAACTTCTTTAAGAAAATATTTAATAGCAATTTTGATAATAGATTTTGGATAAACGAAATATCTACTGATAGAACAGAATTAAGAGTTTATAGACAAGATTTATCTAACGATGACCTATTAAATTATTTTAATGAATACAATCTTAGTTCATCTACAAAAAACTATTATCCAGATTTTTATCTTAATTTTGGAGATAATAAAATATTAATAGGAGTAAACTTATTATATTCCCTTAATAATGAAGAGGCTAATTTATTAATTAAACTATACGAACCTCTACCTGCTGATTTAGGAACTAAAGATACTTTCTGGTTAGTAGATAAATTAGCAGAGCCTGCTACATATAATGTAGATATTCAAATTCCTGCTCAGCAAATCATAACTAGAGATCAGTTAAGAGGTCCTAATTATAATATAGAAATAGCAAAAAAAGTAGGGCAAAATACAGATTTTATTAATTTAGGAAGTTTCTATACAGGATCTTCACTAACATCATATCAACAACTAAGAAGTCTAGTAGAAGAAAAAGGAATAGATATAAATGTAGATTATACTACTTTTAATAATTTTATACATTTCTCTTCAGTATATGATAGAATAAATAATTTTGCATATAAAGTACAGTTAATAGAAGGGTATAACTCTGATATAAATTCACTTAATAATATTTTTTCTAACGCTACAACTGTATCTAGTAGCAAATCATTATTAACATCAAAGATTGATAATATAATAGAAAAATTTGACGGATATGAATATTATCTATATTACGAATCTAGTTCAAACGCTTGGCCTAAATCAAATAATACTAAACCATACACTCTCTATGCATACACAAGTAGTCAGGTAAGTAACTGGTTAGGCGGAATCAATACAATACCAACTAATACAACTCAAAGTATATTATACTCTGCTTCTCTTTATGATTATAGTAATAAAGACTGGTTAATAAATACAATACCAGAATACCTAAAATCAGATCCTAATAATGATCCATATCAAGTCTTCTTGAATATGATAGGTCAGCATTTCGATAATATATGGATTTATATAAAAGATGTTACTAATAGATATAATGCAGAAAATAATCTAGATAAAGGTATATCAAAAGATGAAGTGGGTAATGCATTAAAATCTTTAGGTATTAAATTATATACCAATACCAGTATTTCTGATAATATATTCTATTCATTATTAGGAGTAGGACCCAACGGTGAAAATCTACCTCCTACTGGTTCAGAAGTAATAAATAATTATATTACATCTTCAATTAATACATTACCTGCTGATGATATAACATCGGAGTATTATAAGAGAATATATCATAACATACCTTATTTATTAAAAACTAAAGGTACCAAAACCGGATTAAGAGCATTAATAAATTGCTTTGGTATTCCAGATACAATATTAAGAATTAATGAGTTTGGAGGATCTGATAAACTACAATCAACTCCAGATCTTGTTCAAGACGATTATACGGTATCGTATTATAATACTGGATCTGATAATATAGTATTACCTTGGGGTCCAGCAAGATATAATTTTTTACAAACTGGTGATACCGGAAGTGCATCGTTTCCTAATAGTATAGAATTTAGTTTTAGAAATATTCAAGGATATCCTAAACAATCTACTTATTATACCCAATCAATATTTCAAATAAACGGAACAGGACTATCTTCTAATAAACCTACTTTAGGTATTAATCTATCCTATAATTCTGCATCTAGTATTACAGGTAGTAATAATCAATATTTCGGAGATTTAAGATTTTATTTAAGTGGTTCATCTGGATATAAAGTAACTACTCCGATATCATTGCCGTTCTTTGATCCTACTCAATGGTGGACAGTTGCCATACAAAGAGATAGTGGATCTCAACAAGCTAATTATTCTATTTACGTAGCTAATAGCCTATATAATGAAGAAGGAGGGTCAAAAATAGGATGGCAAGGTTCTGCATCAATTAATATTTCAGGCTCTATCTCTTCTAGCTATAACGACGCATGGACTTCAACTACAGGTGATAGGTTTACAGCAGTATTAGGGGGATATTCCAGCAGTGCAATATTAGCTCCTAACGGAACATCTTTCCAAGGACTTTTCAAAGAATTTAGATATTGGTCAGAACCATTGACAAGTAGTGTAATATTCGAACATGCGCAGAATATTAATTCTTATGTAGGTAATAATCAAACATCTTCATTATTTAATCTAGTATTTAGGTTACCATTAGGTAACGCTAAAGATTTTCCTACAGGGAGTCAAACTATATTTACTCCTTATAGTGAATCTCTACTTAGAAGATATAGTATATATAAATCAACTCTACCTTCATATCACCCTGCAATAAGCGGTACATTTAATGTAAATAATACATATCCGACATTTACTAATATAGGTTCTATAATTAGCGGATCAGCTGCTAATAATACTAATATTAATTACGGATACTTTATATCATCAGGAAGTAAAACTTTTGTATCTGAACAGAGATATAACTTAATTGCAACTCCTTCTACAGGTTTAGATCAAAAAGTTAGTAATAAAGTTAATGTTGTAAATCAAGATTATTTAGAAGAAAATTTATTATCAAGAGACACAACTATTCAGATATATAATGATGATATAAGTCCCAATTCTAATGATATAGAAGTAGGATTTTCTCCATCAGATCTCATCGATTATGATGTAACTAATCAATTAGGATATTTTAATATCGATGATTATATAGGCAGTACTAGTGATTTATATCTAGATAATTATTCTGATTTAGATAACTTAAGAAAAACATATTTTCAAAAATATCAAAGCTCATTTAAATTATGGGATTTCGTAAGACTTATTAAGTATTACGATAACTCATTATTTAAAATGATTAAAGATTACGTTCCAGCAAGAGCTAGTTTATCAACCGGTATTATTGTTAAACCTCACATTTTAGAAAGATCTAAATATAAAAGAAACGAACCTGTATTTACTTTTAATGATTTTAGTCAATCGATTGATATGACTGATGTATCCGGTTCTAACCCGGAAGGATTAGATATTAATACTAATTATACTGGATATATTTCATCGTCTCTAGGTCTACTAACTAAAAGTTATACAGATAAAAGTCAGCCGTTTACTGGTGAGTTTGGAGGAACTGAATTTAAACCCACAACTTCAGAATTTAAACAGTACGGTATATCTAGTATCACTACTCCTACATCGTCTTATTACGTAACATATTCGTTAGATCCATTATTTAATAACGTATCTTCTAGTGTTAAATCTAAATTTATACTAGATATTGATTACTCTTCTAATCCTAATATTCCAGTAAATAACAGTTTAATAACAGGAGCATTTAATCAATATGAAAGTAGATCTAATAATATAAACTATACCGGTTTATCTTCACCTTATTGGCCTTTTGCAGAGATACAAGATAGTAACTACACTCAATTCAGTTTTATAAGTTCTCGATATACAGGATCTAAGGTAAGTAGCATATCATATAACGTGTATACAGAACCTAACGAGGGTTATGTAGGTGATCAATCTTATGGAAGAAACCCTGCTATTAACTACTATACTAGTAAATTAGGATTATTTTCAGGTATAACAACAAGTTCATTCTTTAACAATAGAAGTCAAATTTCATTACTATATTTAGTAGATATAAACGGTGATTATATTACTTTAAATAAAAATAATAATAATTTATTCGAAGTACAGAATATATTTAAACAAGATACGTTAACTGTAGATCTATTTGATCCAAAACAGTATAGTAATCAATTAAAGAGCAATGGTGTAAAAAGTTTATATAGTGTAGGATATGATTACATACCTATGTTATATACATCTGGAACTACTGTTTCAATGAGTTTTGAAATACTTAACGGTACTAATAGAACTGATCTATACTACTATACACCACCATCAGGGCTTATTAGCAGTTCATTATACTCTACAGCATCTGTATCATATAATGGTCAAACTTGGAGAAGTATATACAATTTATACAGAACAGGTTCAGAAGCAACAAATTTTACAACTAATGAATTTAGAATAGGTCAATTAAACGGATCTGCAGTAACAAACTCATATTTCCAACCTTCAGCATCAGGGTATTATAATTTTTATAATAATATTAATATAGATGTAGCAGGATCTGCAGGCGAAATTATCACAGCTAATCTAAGAATATTTAAAACCGGATCTACCGGTGGTCAGCAAGTACAATCTGTTACAGGTGAATCATTTGTAGGATCTAATAACTACTACTCTTCCAGACCCTATACGTTTTTAGGATACGATTATTTGGAAAGTATAAATTCTTTTGATGTATTATCATCAGGTCTTGATCTTTACATAGATGCTACTGTTCCATATACTATTGAAGGAGGATTTACAATAGATGAAATCAATATTTATTATACAGGTCCAGGATTTGGTATTACTATATTTAAAGTC